TAATGATGTCTACACTTACACAGCAATTAAAACAGCGGCATCAACTTACACAATATTAGCGTCGCAAACTCAATTTAAATAAGGAGTAGAAAGAATGCCTTTAAACTCAACACGTGGAGCAAGTTCTGCAAAAGGATTTGGATTTACATCAGGTAGTGTTAAACCAGTTGATTTTGATTATTTAGTAGTAGCTGGAGGAGGAGCTGGTAATTTTCCTCTTGGTGGTGGTGGCGGAGGAGGAGGAATGAGATCTTCTTATCCAGGTGGAACAAAAATAACAGTCAATTCAAAAAATACAACAATTACAGTTGGGGCTGGTGGAGCAAGTTTAAACCCACAACCTGGTTATGCCCCACCGGCTGTTATAGCTACTCATGGTCAAGATTCTTCTATAGGAGCTTTCCTTACTTCCGCTGGTGGCGGAGCTTTTAATGGTACGGAAGCTTATGGACCACCAAGCGCTTCACCAGAAAACGCATCGATTAGAAATGGTGGAAGTGGTGCTGGTCAAACTCACCAACAACAAGGATTAGAAGGAATAGGAAATACTCCTCCAGTAAGTCCTTCACAAGGAAACCCAGGTGGCCCAGGTGGTGGATCATTTGGAGCATCCGGTGGTGGTGGCGCAGGTGCTGCTGGAAACAATGGACAAACTCCAGGAAACCCAACTAACTCTGCTGGACCAGGTGGTGATGGAGCAAGTAATTCAATTTCAGGAAGTCCAGTGACTTATGCTGGTGGTGGTGGAGGCGGTGGTTATGCTGCTCCCGCTGGTGGTGGCGGACCTGGAGGAGGAGGAGCTGGAGGATATCCAGGTACTGGAACATCGGGATCAGATAATTTAGGTGGAGGTGGTGGAGGTCCAGGACCCATTTCTGGAACAGGTACAAATGGTGGGTCTGGAATAATTTATTTAAGAGTACCAACTGCTCTTGCGCCAGTTTCTTTAGGTGTATCACCAGGAACAAATACAATTACAACAGATGGAACAGATAAACTTTTAACTTTCACAGTTTCAGGAACATTAACAATTTAAAAATATGGCTTATTTTGCTGAATTAGATTCAAATAATATAGTTATAAGAACTGTAAAAGCATGTAATCAAGACATTGCTAATAATGGTGGAGAACAATCTACACAAGCGGCTAAACATTTTGAAAGTGTTTTTCCATTATCTTCTAATGGAGTTAAATGGGTTCAAACATCGTATAATGCTAATTTTAGAAAAAAATTTGCAGGGAAAAATGATTATTACGATGAACAAAACGATATATTTTATTATAAAGATAGTCCACATCCTTCTTGGACATTAGATTCTAATTTTAATTGGCAACCACCCACTCCAGAACCTTCTATTACAAATTCACCTTTAAATAATCATCCATTAATTATTTCGTGGAATGAGTCTATATTAAAATGGGTTGCATTTGCTTATGATAATGAAAATAATAAAGTAAATTTTGAATGGAATTCAAACACTCAAAATTGGAATCAAATATAAATACTTTACAGAATAATTTATATTTAGTATAAAGAAAGAATAAAGAATAAAATATGAATTTAAAATATTATTATTGGTATTTTGAAAAAGCATTATCTAACAAATTTTGTGATGATCTTATCAATACTGGAAAATCTTTACAAAAAAAGAAAGCATTAACAGGAACTGCTAATAAATATACAAAAGAAGTTCAAAAAATAAGAAAATCAAATGTAGCTTGGTTAAATGACCAATGGATTTATAAAGAAATACATACATATGTTCAAACAGCTAACAAAAATGCAGGATGGAATTTTGATTGGGATTTTTCAGAAAACTGCCAATTTACAGAGTATAAAAAAGGACAGTTTTATGATTGGCATTGTGATTCATGGGAAACTCCTTATAATGATCAAAAAAATGTTAATACACACAATAAAATTAGAAAATTATCTGTCACATGTTCTTTATCTGATCCAAGTGAATATGAAGGTGGAGAATTAGAATTTGATTTAAGAAATAGTCCAGATGGAAGTCCTAATATAATTAAATGCAAAGAAATACTTCCTAGAGGATCTATTGTTGTATTTCCAAGTCATGTTTGGCACCGTGTAACACCTGTCACAAAAGGAACACGTTATTCATTAGTAATATGGAGTTTAGGATATCCTTTTAAATAATATGAGCTTTGAAAAAAATAAATATTTAGTTATTAAAAATGCAATATCAGAAGAACTTGCAAATTTTTGCTATAATTATTTTATAATAAAAAGAAAAGTTTACGATACTCTTTATCAAGCAAAATATTTAAATAATTTTAATAATGATTGGGGTACTTGGTTTGATCCACAAGTTCCAAATAGTTATTCACATTATGCGGACATAGTAATGGAAACATTATTGTTAAAATTAAAACCATTAATGGAAGAAAAAACTAAACTAACTTTAATTGAAAATTATTCTTATGCAAGAGTATATCAAAATGGAAATGTATTGGAAAAACATAAAGATAGATTTAGTTGTGAAATATCAACAACTTTAAATTTAGGAGGAGACTCTTGGCCTATATTTATAGAACCAGATCCTAAAAAAGGTAATCATAAAAATGGTAGATATGTTCCAAGTAGATCAAAGGGAATTAAAATAACTTTAAATCCTGGAGATATGTTGGTATATAGAGGATGTGAATTAGAACATTGGAGGAATAAATTTAAAGGAAATAATTGTGTTCAAGTATTTTTGCATTATAATGATATATTATTAGAAAATGCTGAAGAAAATAGATTTGACGGAAGACCACATTTAGGGCTACCCTCATGCTTTAAAAAAAATAAAAATATATGACAGATAAAGATATAAAAATAAAAGAATTAGAAGAATTATTAAACTCAGAACGAGTACTTAGGGGTTCTGAAGTTTTAATGAATAATGATTTAAAAGAATATAATAAAAAACTTGAAATTCAAATTGAAAAATTATTAGAAATTAATCAAGATTTTTTAACAAAAATTGTTAATTTACATAGAAATATAAAAAAATTATCAGAAAAGTAAAATGTCTAATACTTTAAATGTTAAAGTATTTCCTACTTTAATAAAGTACGTTAGTAATTTTTTAAATGAAAAAGAATTAAATCAAATTATAAAATTAACTTTAAATAAAAAGTTATCTTCACATTTATCTTTAAAAGGAAAAGCAAAGTCAACTCACGAATTAAATAGTGATATTTTTTCAAATGTTGATAAAAATATTGTAAAAAAAATAAAAGATAAAGTTAATGAATACGCTGTAGATTATGGAGTTAAAAAATTAAAATTAGATAATTCTTGGATAAATATACAAAATAAAAATAGTATTTTAAATAAACATTCTCATCCAGATAGTATTGTGTCTGGAGCTTTATATTTAAAAGTAGATAAAAATAGTAGTAAAATATATTTTTATAATCCTAATACTTATCTCACATTTGTTAATGTATTTAAACAAACAGAATTTAGTTGTGAAAATTATTTTTTTACTCCGCAAATAGGAGATTTAATTCTTTTTCCAAGCTGGTTAATGCATGGATCTAACAATGAAGAAAATAATTCAATAGAAAGAATTGTATTAAGCTTTAATACTTTATATTTATAATGAGCAAGTTCAATTACTGGCATTGGAATAATTTAATAAATAAAAAAGACATATTAAAAATTAACAATTTTATTGAAGAAAATTTTGATTTAATTGAAGATAAAGAATCTTCTTCTAAAGATCTTAATAATAACTATAAAAAAAATTCAACCGTTAAAATAATATCTTTTAAAAAAATAAAACATTTATTAAATAATGTAATAGAACATTGTGTGTATACTGCACGACATAATTTTGGATATGATGTATTTTACCCTTCTGATCTTGACGGATGTAATTTAAATATATATTCTGATAATGATTTAGGAAAATATGATTGGCATACAGATGGAACAGACAATCCTTTAACAGATATTAAATTTACAATTTTAATAAATTTATCTTTAAAGAAATATGAAGGAGGGTCTTTTTATTTGTTTCACAATAATGAAATGGAAATAAAAGAATTAAATAACTCAGGAAATACTATAATGTTTAAATCAGCAATAAATCATAAAGTAACACCTGTAACAAAAGGAGAAAGAAGGACTTTGGCTATTTTTTTATATGGTCCTGCTTTTAAATAATATGATAGCATTATTTAGAGATAATTTTTTATCTAAAGAAGAATGTAATAATTTAATAAAATTTTATAAAAAAAATATTAATAAAAAAAATAGAAAAATTAATGCCTCACAAAGAGTGAGTAATGTTTTTCCTTTAGCGATTGATATTAATAATGATTTAAGTGGGTATATTACTAATTTTAATAAAATGGCTGCTTTAATTAATGATTCTGTTGTTGATTGGGGTCAGATTGTTAAATGGACTAAAAATTCTTTTCAGGACGTACACTTTGACGACGCGTCTTCTAAAACTACTTTATCTTCTATTTGTTATTTAAATGAAGATTTTGAAGGAGGTCAAACTTATTTTGAAGAAGGGACATTATTTAA